ACAACATAGTTAGGTATGATACCCCTGTAGTGGAAAAGATTCTAGGCATAAAGGTAGACGCTAGGATTATAGATACGTTACCTTTAGCTTGGTATATAAACCATCACCTACAGAAGCATGGACTAGCACAGTATGGTGAGATGTATGGTGTGCCTAAACCTAAGATAGATGATTGGCAAAACCTAAGTCCAGAAGAGTACCAGTATAGGTGTGAGGAAGACGTTAAGATTAACGTAAGACTGTGGCGTGACCTACACATGAAGTTAAAGAAGTTATATCCTGACCCTGATGAGCTTATCAGGTTTACTGACTACATGACATTCAAGATGCAATGCGCTCAAGAGCAAGAAACCCTTCAGTGGAAATTGGACGTAGGCAAAGCAGAAGCTCACCTATCCTCGTGGGAAAAGCTCAAGGCTGAGAAGACAGAGTTACTTGCTGATGCTATGCCACGTAAGATTGTAACAGCAGTTCGTAATAAACCTAAAGTTATGCACAAGAAGGATGGGTCGTTATCATCTAACGGAGAGAAGTGGGTAGCTTTGTGTAAAGATCAGAAACAACCACAGTCTACACAATCACTTACAGTTAAGGTAGGTGAAGAAAGAGCTAACCCTAACAGTACAGATCAAGTTAAGGATTGGCTATTCTCGTTAGGTTGGCAACCTCGTACATATAAGTTCTTACGTGATAAGGTTACAGGCGACACCAGAAAGTTAGAACAAGTAAGGAAGGATGCAGACTTATGTAGATCAGTAAAAGCACTAGCAGATAAAGAACCTGCTATAAACTTACTTGATGGTTTATCTGTATTGTCTCATCGTATAGGTGTTATTAAAGCTATGGTTAATGCACAAGTAGATGGTTACGTTCAAGCTAACATTGCAGGTCTAACTAACACTCTTAGATTTAAACACGCCAAGCCTCTCGTTAACTTACCTGCTGTAGATAAGCCGTATGGTAAAGAGATAAGAGGCTGTCTAACTTGTCCAGATGGGTATAGCTTATGTGGTGCTGACATGACCTCACTAGAGGATACAACTAAACGTCACTACATGAAACCACTAGACCCTGAGTATGTAGAAGAGATGTCTAAAGAAGGGTTTGATCCTCACTTAGACTTAGCTAAACACGCAGGTATAATTACACAAGAAGACATCGACAAACATAACAGTGGTGAGAGGTCTTTATCAGCCCTTCGTAAGAATTACAAAGTGGTAAATTACAGTGCTACTTATGGTGTAGGTTCTTCTACTCTCTCACGTAATACAGGTATGAACAAGGAAGAAGCAACAGTGCTGTTAGAAGCCTTCTGGTCACGTAACTGGTCAGTAGATAAGGTAGCTAATACAGTACGAACAAAGGACTTATTTGGCTCTATGTGGCTACTGAATCCTGTATCTAAATTCTGGTACAGCTTACGCAGTGACAAGGATAAGTTCTCTACATTAAATCAAGGAACAGGAGTATTTTGTTTTGACAGTTGGGTATCTCTATGTCGTCGCTACGGAATTAAAACCATCGGACAATTCCACGACGAAATCATCGCTCTCGTACCAGAAGGTAATGAAGAACAAACTAAGGCTACAATGGAACAAGCTATTGAAAACCTTAATAATAACCTAGAACTAAACGTACCGCTAGGTGTGGATGCACAGTTCGGTAAGACTTATGCAGACATACACTAACTTTATTTTTATTTCTACTTCACACTTTGTCTAAATAAGACATTATATATAAGTACCAACAGCCGAAAGGAACTCGACATGGCTAAATACACAATGGATATGATACTAGAATATGCGAAAGTATTTCCAGAAAATGCGGATATGGGAAGTCCAGATGGACCACGCGCCGCGCAAGCAGTACACAGTCAAGGTGGGCAGTATATTACTAATGCTTACTTTACTGAAGAAGCACAAATAGGACACCTAGAGAAAGAGGGTTTAGACTTACATCCTATGAATAGTGATAGGATAAGGCAAGGTAATGCAGACCTTGGTATAGGTAAGTACATGAAGATCAAACGTAAGATCTCCGATGTAAAAAACTTTACTGATCGTAATGGCGAACCTGTAACAATAGACTATGGTGGCGCACCTACAGTAGTAAACTTAACTGAAGGAAGAGAGAAGAAAAGACTATGGAGCTTCTCTGAAGATGGTGCTTTAGGTAATGGCACTAAAGCTAAAGTTCAGTTTGAGATTTATGCTCAAGGTGCAGGTGTTCGTCTACTAAATGTAGGTATAACAGATCATGTACCATATGAAGAAAACAATGCTGTCACAGAAGATGATGAGCTATTTATTGTATAAGGAAGTGTTATGAGAGTAAGTGTTAATGCGTACATGGAAAAAGATGATGATGGTTACAGCGGAAGTGTTGATATGAGTAGGGACGATATTACAGAAGCCCACGAGTTAGCTCAACTCTTTGCTGAAGCCGCACATGCTTTTGGTTTCACCTATGTTAAGTCTGTAGGTTTCGAGTGCGAAGATGGTGAGATGATGTGGGGTGACACTTAAATGGATATGGGGAAGGTTTTAATCGATGGGGATATAATTGCTTATCGTGCGGCCTTCTCCACTGAACAGATGGGGTCACAAGATACAAGAAATAAAGTTGATGACCTCATACAATTCATTTTAGATAGCACCGTATTATTCCCAGAGATAGGTTTAGATTATGTTGTGTACCTTACAGGTAAAGGTAACTTCAGACATGACATAGCTAAGTCACACCCCTACAAGGGAAATCGAAAGAGCGTTCAGAAACCTAGACACTTGCAGTCCGCTAGAGATCATATGGAAAGCAAGTACCAAGCAATAATAAGCGAAGGAGAAGAAGCAGATGACCTCATTGCTAAAGAAGCCGCCAGACTAGATTATAAGGCTTGTGTAGCCTCTATAGATAAAGACATGCTACAATTACCTTGTTGGCACTTTAATATCGTTAGAGGAGACTATGTTAACGTAGAACCCTTCGGGGGAATTAAGTTCTTCTACACTCAGATACTAACAGGAGATACAGCTGATAACATTGTTGGGCTGTGGAAAGTTGGTCCAGTTAAAGCTAAGAAGATACTAGAAGACGCAGAGACAGAAGAAGATCTCTGGGATTGTGTCGTCAAAGCCTACGATGGAAATCAGGAAAGAGTAATAGAGAACGCTAGGCTGTTATGGCTTAGAAGAGAAGAGGAAGAGATATGGCAACCACCAAGAGTAAGATCCGACAGCAAGCTATAAAGAATGGTTATCGTTCTGGGCTTGAGGATGTCATATCTAAAGACCTCAAGGACAGGGGTGTAGACTTTGGCTACGAAACAGTTAAGATAAACTGGAAGTTAGTAGAGAACAAGACTTACACCCCTGACTTTATACTACCCAATGGTATCATAATTGAATCTAAAGGAAGGTTCGTTCCAGATGATAGGAAGAAACACCTTAAGGTTAGAGAACAAAACCCTGACCTTGACATAAGGTTTGTGTTCAGTAATAGTAGGAACAAGATACGTAAAGGATCTAAGACTACATATGCTATGTGGTGCGAGAAGAATAACTTTCTATATGCAGATAAAAGGATACCCGACGAATGGATCAAATAACTTACCACGTACACAGAGTAATCAATGGACCATTTCAATGCCCTAGGGGTGATTGGTGGTTAACGTGCAGTGTAGAAGATGTAGAAGCTAAGGAGATGTTTGAAGACGATATACCATTTATTAACTTTGATGCCGCCTATAAATTCCAGTCCTATTTTTTATCTACTATAGATCCTATAGTTATAAATATACCCTACGAAGGAAATGATTATGTCTAAGATAGCAGTTGTATTTAGTTGCGCTCATGCAGACCCGACTACAAGTAACGAAAGATTTGATTGGCTAGGAGAATTAATATATGATGTTAACCCCAATTACATTATCGACCTTGGGGATGGTGCTGATATGCGCTCTCTCAATAGTTTTGATACTCGCAGTCCTGAAGCTATTGTCAGCCAGAGCTATGAACAAGATATTGAACATTACAACGAATCTATGGATAGGCTTAGACAAAAGCCCAGCCAGAGAAAATACAAAAGACCCAGATGGATTGGCTTCGAAGGCAACCACGAGAACAGGATTAAGAAGGCACTCAAAAGTGATCCCAGACTACAGGGAGACAAGTACGGGATTTCCTTCGGGCATCTTCAAACAGACCACTGGTTCGACGACTACCACGAATACAGAAACTCAGGACCATCTATAGCTGAGTATGATGGTGTGTCTTATGCTCACTTCTTCCAAGCAGGTAACTTCGGTTCTGCTGTATCTGGTTTACACCACGCTAATACATTGTTAGGTCACAGATATAAAAGCTCTACTTGTGGTCACAGTCATAAG